TGCCGCAAAATACGCAGCAGCTGCAGCAGGTGTTCCGGGTATTAGTGGTGGTAGTTCTTCATCCAAATTGGGTAAGGGGTTCTCTGAAAGAAGTGATGTAGGTTCAATCCAACCATTTATAGGTGATGTTCTTTTAGAAGGTAGATTCGGACATTCAATGAGATTTGGATATACACCCAAAGGTTCTGATACAACTAAATCACCAAGTTGGAGTTCCTCAACCGATAACGACCCAATTACAATTATATCAAATGGTAGAAAGAGTGGTGGTTCTTACAATAAATTTATTATAGAAGATGTTAATGATGACCTTTCATCTATATGGTTAGGTTCATCACAAAAAATAAAACTAACACCAGCCCAATCGGGTATTGCTGGTGCAGATAACCCATCATCGTATGGGAAACCTTCCATATATCTTAATTCGGATAGAGTATTTTTAAATGCTAGAAATGAAAATGTTATCATAGCCGCTAAAAAAGATATTATAAACGCAACACCCGGATGGCAGATGGAAATGGATAAACTATTTACTTTGATAGAAAAGTTAGCAAGTGAGTTAAAAGATTTAACTTCAGCTGCAGCAACCTATTCAACTGGAGTTGGACCTACAGGACCGGCTACTAATGCTGGAAAAGTTGCATCTATACTTAGTGATATAAAAGCAATGAAACAATAATATGCCCGCACTTTGGCCCACATTCATACCAGCAGTAGGTGGTTACCTTAACTCAGCCACAGAAGGAAAAACTCACGATGAAACCGCTGAGAAGATAGCATCAGAGTATCATAAAGCCGTTAAAACTTCTATGACAACACTTCATGCAAATTCAGTATTATCACAACCACCATATGCTCCAATCAAATCAGCTATAATGAAATCGTTGGATGATATTAAAAATTCTGAGGGTAAGCCAAAACCATCACACTTTGCAGATTGGGCAAGTGCAACATCAAACTATTGGTTAGCAGTTACAATGTCTCCAACTCCATTTCACCCAATCAATATGGGATTATCAACTGGAACTGTAGGGATACCTGTTCCGATAACACATATTATAAATAATGGTGGAGTAGTTCCCGGATTAAAAGCCGATTTATGTACGGCATTTACACATGAAGCTATGGCAATTCCATTTGGTATTCCACTAGCAACAAAATTAGTAGCTGCGTTTACTAAACATTTAACAACAGTAGGTGGATTACAAACAGAATTTGTAACCGCAGGTTCACCAGTAACACCAGTACCACTCGGACCTATACCACAAGTATGGGTTGGATTAGTATAAAAAGAAAGTTTTTAATATTTATATATAAAGCAAAAATTATGAAAGCAAAAGATTTAGCACAATTATTGGAAGTAATCGTAAGAAAGGTAGTTCGTGAAGAACTAAAACCTATCATTACGGAAGTTAGAAATGCATCTAAACCACTTTTAAAAGAAACAAAAAAGAAAACCAAAAGAACATCAAACAGAATACAAAAAGACCCATTGGATATTAATTTATCTGAAATTCTTTCATCAGAACCAAATGTAGAAACGAAATCAGAAAATAAATCGTATGTAAAGAACCCAATGTTAAATGAAATGTTAAATGATGTAGCTGCTAGTGGTGAGTGGAGAAATATGGATGGAACATTCAATTCGAATCAAGCTCAATCATTTATGCAAGGGGGTTCTACATCAGTAGCACCAGCTACAGATATAGATGGTAGACCTGTTGATACATCTAACGAAGTTGTAGCAAACGTTATGGGTTCTATTAAAAAAGATTATTCTCAATTGATGAAAGCGATTGATAAGAAAAAGGGAAGGTAACAGATGGCTAAGGAGAGAAAAGAATATTTCTACAATCCTATAGATTTTAAAAAGGATGTTGCTGTTGGTATAAAATTACCATTTGGGAAACCTAATGGATTATTCACACAAAGTTATACAACAGAAGAGCAGGCAGTATCTAATTTAAAAAATCTATTATTGACTAGAAAAGGTGAAAGACCCTTCCAACCATTGTTTGGTTCGGATGTGTATTCTCAACTCTTTGAAAACATTGATATTAACTTAGATGAGAAGATTTCAGATACTCTCTCAGAAGATATTAAATTTTGGTTACCCTATATAGTTATTGACAAGATAGATGTTCAAACAGAACCTGATAGAAATTTTGTAAAAATTCAACTTAGGTTTAGAGTTACGGAGCAAGGTGCAAACCAACAGATAATAGTGTTTTATGATTCAGCTGGAAGTACAATAGAGTAGGTTTAAGATATGGCAAATAAAAAGAAATCAGATTTAGTACAAAAGGATGTATCGTTAATCGGTAGAGATTTTGGAGAATTTAGAAAAAACTTAGTTGAGTTTTCTAAAAATTACTTCCCAAATACCTTCAATGATTTTAACGAATCATCTCCTGGTATGATGTTTATGGAAATGGCATCGTATGTGGGTGATGTGTTATCATTCTATACAGATACACAATTAAGAGAATCTTTATTAAGTACGGCAGAAGAAAATATAAACCTATTTAATATTGTAAACTCATTAGGATACAAACCAAAAAATATTATTCCAGCATCGGTAACTATGGATGTGTTCCAATTAGTACCAGCAACTGGGACTGGTGATGATGTAAAACCTGATTTTGCTTATGCCACAACCTTATCAGAAGGAATGATTATAGGTTCTACTGATTTTTCAAATGTAGAATTTACTACTATAAATTCAATTGATTTTTCATTCTCATCATCATTTGACCCAACAGAAGTATCAGTATATCAAATAGATGAGAGTACAAACCTACCAGTTTATTATTTGTTAAAAAAGCAAGTTAAAGCAACGAGTGGTAGAGAAGAAACAAAAACATTTGATTTCGCCGCTCCAAAAATTTATGATAAAATAAAGATAGAATCAGAAAATCTAGTAAGAATAAAAAACATTACAGATTCAGATGGTGATACTTGGACTAGAGTTCCTTACTTAGCACAAGACACTGTATTTGAACAGATAGATAATAACGAAGATAATTCAACATACCTACACCAATATAGTGGTGATACACCATACCTATTAGAACTTAATAGAGTTCCTAAAAGATACACAACATCATTTGAAGATGATGGGGTTTTAGTTATTGGATTTGGAGCTGGTATATCATCGAATGCAGATGAAGAAATAATACCAAACCCTGATAATGTAGGTTCAGCACTTTATACAGAACATCAAAATTTAGATTCATCATTAGACCCATCAAACTTTTTATATACAAAAACATATGGAGTAGCACCACAAAATACAACACTAAATGTTACTTACTTAGTTGGTAATGGTATCGAAGATAATGTTCCGGCAAATGATTTAGTTAGTGTTATATCAAGTACAACTACTTTTAAAAATGAAATAAATCTAAATACTAATTTAGTTAAGTTTTGTAGACAATCTATAGCTTGTTCAAATCCAAACGCAGCTGTGGGTGGTAAGACTACAGAATCACAAGAAGAAATTAGACAGAATGCTATGGCATTCTTTGCAGCACAAAATAGAACTGTAACGAGAGAAGATTATGTAATGAGATGTTACGCACTTCCACCACAATTCGGTTCTGTTGCTAAAGCATACTTAGTTCAAGATTATCAATTAGAACAATCTAAACAAGATGGACAATATATTAATACTGAGATTCCAAACCCACTAGCATTAAATTTATATACTTGTGGATACGATAATCAAAAGAATTTAACACATCTAAATGCAGCTACCAAATACAATCTAAAAAATTATATTTCGTATCATAGAATACTAACAGATGCAGTAAACATAAAAAATGCACATATTGTAAATATCGGGTGTAATTTTGAAATTGTAGTTATGCCAGAATTCAACTCTAACGAAGTTTTATTAAGAGTTATTAATAGATTAAAAGATTATTTTGATGTTGACAATTGGAGAATTAATGAACCAATTAATTTATCAAAAATTTATGTTGAGATTGATAAGGTAGATGGAGTACAAACTGTAGTAAGACCTGATAGAGATGGCAAGGGTGGATTACAGATAGTAAACAAATTTAACGGAAACTATTCATCAAACAAATATAGTATATTAAATGCAACTAAGGGTGGTATTATATACCCACCTAAAGACCCATCTATATTTGAAGTTAAGTTTCCAAATCAAGATATTAGAGGACAGGTTGTAACACAACAATTCTAAACGAGGATATAGTATGATTTATAGAATATACGGACAAAAAGATACTACAATTTACGAATTAAACACTCGTAAAGCTCAAAACACTGGTTTAGATGAAGTGTTAGAAATTACCAAGTTCTTCGATGAAGAATCAAACACAGTATTCGTTGGTAATAGTAGAGTACTTACACAATTTGATTTAACTGATATATCACAATCAGTTGTAGCAGGTGATATACCAACCTCTTCTAAATATCAAATGAACTTAACAACCATCGAAGCTAATGAAGTACAGACTGAATACACATTAGAAGTTTACCCCGTTTCAGAGAGTTGGTCTGAAGGTATGGGTCAGTATAACGATTCTCCGAATATCACAAATGGTTGTAGTTGGGAACGCAGAAATTCAAATAATTTGTGGAGTGTGGATTCTACATCAATATTAAATGGTAATGATGTTGAAACAACTCCAAAGAGGGGTGTTGTATTATACGAATCATTTGCAAACGGAAGTGGCTCGGCCCACCTAACAGAATCTATTAACGATTTTAATGGTAATGCGCCATCTACATCTATTGTCAACGAACAATTAGTTATATCAGCATCAAACTTTGCAGGAACTACGTTAGTGTTCCCAGCATATCTACAGACTGGATTTACATATGGAGTTCAATTCCAAATAGACCCTAACTCATTTGATGATGTTACATTTAGAATTAAAGACCCTAATGGGGTTTTAAAGAACCAAGGTGATTACGAAGGTATGGTTGGTGCCATAACAGCATCATCTACTCAATCATTTGATTTAGCAGCTACAGTAACTGGAGAGCATGAATTACGATTTACTTTCTTTGATGGAAGTGGTGATGGTTCTTCAACAACAGGTACATTTGATGAAGTGTACATTTATCAAAAAGCAGGTAATTTAGTTGTGTGGGACACATTTACTCAGAATGAAGGTAACTTTAATTTAAGAAATAGAGTAAACGATAGTTTATCTAATAGTGTTAGAATGTTTGCATCTCAATCGTTATTAAATTTATACGCTGATGATGGGGGAGCAGATGCACAATATTCTTTGAATTTACAAGCAGGATTAAACTACCAAATATCAGCATCAATTACACCTGGCGATTTCGATAAAATAGATTTCTTAATATATGATAATAATGGATTACCATTAAGAACAGGTATAACAAATCTAACATCCTCATATACTGCTAAAGCAACACAATCAATAGCATTTACACCAGTAGTAACTGGTGATTATATATTTGCATATACATACTATAATGCATCGAGCGCCGCAAAAAGTGGTTCTATAGATGATTTTAAAATTACATATTCAGGTTCATTAGATTCGCCGGAGATAAGTGAAGCAGGTTTCAGTAAGAATTCAGGTGGTGCAACTTGGTACACCTCATCATTTAAAGGTACTAATTATTCTCAAACATTTACAAAAACAACATCTGATTTGAATGTAGAAGTTACTGCGTATGTACATGATATGTTAGATGGTTCAAGACCAAACGATGGATTCCTTATTAAAAGACCTGTTTTAGAAGAAACTGGTTCTACTAAATATGGTTCATCAAAGTTCTTCTCAAACGATACTCATACAATATATGTTCCTACATTAGAAGCTAGGTGGGATGATGCATCATTCGCAACAGGTTCACTTACAGAACTAACTGCAGATGATATTACATTATATATGAAGAATCTAAAAACAGAATATAAAGAATTATCAAGAGCTAAGTTAAGAGTTGTTGGTAGAGAAACATATCCTCAAAGAAGTTTTACAAACTCAGCACCATACAACCAAATTAAATATCTACCCGCAACTACTTATTACCAGGTTAGAGATGTAGAAACAAATTTAGTATTGATTCCATTTGATACAACATATACAAAGGTTAGTTGTGATTCAACTGGAAACTTCTTTGATTTTAGATTTAATACATTACAACCCGAAAGATTTTATCAATTCGAATTTAGAGTTGACCGAAGTGGCAACCAACAATATTTCGATGGGTTTATATTTAAAGTGGTAAGATAATGGCAGTAGATAATTCACCAAGCAATAGCTCAAATCTTTTGAATATAACAATTCAAAATGAAACAGAAAACTATCGAAACATAAGACGAAATAGTTCAAACCAAATTGTGTCTTATACAATCGAAGAAGGTACTCAGCCAGATGAATATGGATTTAAAAGAATACCGGGTGAGGTTATTAGATTTGATGCTAATCAATATAAACGTAATATTCCACAGCTATCAAATGAGTTACTTACAACACCTGTTGAATTTGAAAGTCAAATAATTCAACAAAATAGATTGAATGAGGAAAAGATTTATAAAGTACAAAACCAATCTTTAAGGTCAGTAAGAGGTTCAGAAGAAGAAGAACCTAAAGATACATTTAGTGGTAGATATGAACTAACAGCAGATGCACCTTCTTACAGATATATAAACACATCTGAAATTTCAAATAGCCAAAGAGATTTTGGTAACACTCACTTTGGTGGTGTAAGTTATCATAACGATGGTGTTAGAAGTGCAACTGATGGTTTTATTACATTTAAAGGGCATAGAGAACTTTCATGGGATAATAAAGCATTCGGACCAGAATTAGAACAATACGGATATAGAATTACTCAAGAATTAAAGGATTCGGGAAGAGACCTTTTCATTAGAGCAGTAGTTAGTTTTAGAATCGGACATAGTAATGGATATGATGTAGGACAATACGCAGCTATTATGAGAAAGAGAGCGGGAAGAACTAATGAAGAAAATAGAAAGCGTGTAGTAACAGAGGGTAGTACGGTAATAGCTGCAGACCAACCATTTTATCCTATGCATGTTTTAGAATTAACAATTCCAAATAATGATTTAGAAGTAAATGATTTATATCAAATAACATCTAACTTTGGTTCTGTTAATGATGGTGTTTACATTATGGGTGATAAATGTGTATTTGAGGTTAATTGTTTATTAGCAGATGACCCAGCGCCATTCTACCCAGCCAATACAAATGGTGGAACTAATACCTATAATGGTGGTGGACAGGGAGTAGTTAGTGATGAGGCCCAAGAGAATGCAGCAACAGTGAGTGAAAGTTAAGATATGGCAATAGATAGATTTCAAAATAAAGATATATTGGTTTCCTCAAAAGTTCCAATCGATAGTGTGCAATTGCATTCATTAGAAGATTTATCAAATCTACTATCGGTTAAAGAACAATTACAACCAAGTGATTTTGATACTTTTTGTAAAATGGAAGCTCACATATACTCAGCTGATAAGTTAATCAAATCGTTAGATGGTATGCTTCAGTATGAATTGAATCAAGGAGATGACCCACTCGAAACAAACTTATTAATAAGACCTGAGATGCAGGCTAGAAGTACATCCTTAGATTCAGGATATTATAGTATTGTTTACAATTTTGTAAAACCTCATACATCAGATATGAGGATAAAAAATATCAATTCTGATAGAACAGAATTAGAATTAGAATTTAGAGACCCTACTCATCTATTAACTCAATTAAAAGGGTTAATCGATAATCCACCAAACAGACCATCAGAAACATCAATAGATTCAGAGGTTGTAGAAAACACAATTCCTTTTAAACCAAATTTAGTTTTAAATTTTGGAAATAATGACCAGGTATTAGTTACTGATGTGAGTTTTGCAAACAATCCAAAAATCGGTATTCAGACAGCAAATATACCCTTCCCAACATCTACACTTGAAGATGGAACGGCAACATTCTTTGCACCATCAGAACAAGAATCAGAAGATAATTTTTGGATAGAATTCTATGCAGCTAAACAACCAATTACAGATTCTGCCAACTTCTATCCAAGAAGTATTTACAAAACAACTGGTAGATTTGCAAAAGCTGAGATAAAAATTGATTCAACAAGTCCAAATCAACCAGCTTATTACGAATTAACAAAAATAGATGGAACTGAAGATGTAGATTATTACTACGATGCAGATTATTTTGGTGCACCAGAAGAAAAAATATATCCAATATCAATACCTCAAAACTCTCATTTTTATAATGGTTTAACAAATGCTAACGCTGAGTTCACCGCCTGGTCTAGTATTGCAAGATTTGCTAAAGCTAGATTTTATAATCCTACAATAAGCCCTTCAGAACTAAAGACTGTAGTTGTCAAATTATATAAACCATTACCTGATGGGCTGCAACCAATAAATTGTACAATAGATGAGGTGATACGAAGTTCTTACATTGAAAGAATATTACTTTACAATGTATTAACGATAGAAGAGCAACCAAACTTTTCATCACCAAACTTTAAGATTGATATGGGTAACTATGGAAAATCTCAAGGTACTGATTTAAAAAGTTGGAATGATTTATTAGATACTAACTTATCAACATCACAACAAATTATTGATAAATATATTAGTGGTTCATTTGGTGGGGTAAAGTTAAATTTAGATTACACTACATTTAGTTCATTTGTGAAATACTCATCAGCTGTTGAAAGAGTAAACAATTTAAAATATAAATTAGAATTAGTTGAATCATTTGATTCTAGGATTAAAACATTAGAAGGTGTAAGTGGTTCTGAAGCTATGACTAATATATCACAATCAATTAGTAGACGTGATATGGTCGTTAGTGGTTTGGATGGTTGGGAACGTTGGATGTACACCGAATCTACAGGTTCATTATATACTCATTATACATCATCCGCAAGTCCATTAGAACCTTGGCCTAAATCAAGTACATACCCAAATGTAAACCACAGTGTTACATCATCGCAAGGTATAGCACATTATAATGGGTTAATTGATTCGGCAAGTATTCACGACGCATTTAATGATGCAAGATTAACAAAAATAGTACCAGCATCAATTGTAGAGGACCCTTTAAACAAAGAATATGTTTTATTCGTAGATATGATTGGGCATCACTTTGATATAACTTGGTCATATATACACGCATTAACATCTGTTAACGAAAGAGAAGAACATCCTTATGATGGTATGCCAAACGACCTTCTTTATGATGTAGCAAAATCTATGGGATGGAAACTAACACATGGTAAAGATACATCTAACCTTTGGGAGTTTGGATTAGGAACTGATAAATTTGGTAATGTACCCAATAGTGGTTCACTTCCATCTAAATCACACGAACAAATTAATAATGAAGTATGGAGAAGAATTGTAAACAATATCCCATACCTTCTAAAAACAAAAGGTTCAGCAAGAGCAGTTAAAGCATTAATAGCTACATATGGTATTCCCCAAACATTCCTATCAATCAGAGAATATGGTGGGCCTGTAATTGAGAATAATGTAAGACCTTATTGGGAGCATGATAGATTTGTTTACCATTTAAGAATGGATAACAATAATTACATTACAGTTCCTTGGGATAAAGTAGCAGATATAAATCCTGTAACTTACGAAATTAATAATAATACTCCTGGTGATGGTTCAACTATAACTAAGGTAGTTAAAGTAGTTGATGGTGTATTTGAAATTGATGAAGTAAAACAACCAACTTTAGTATTAGATGCAGGAAACACATATAAATTTGATGTAAGTGATTCATCAAATGGTTCACATCCATTTAGATTCCAAAAAGCATCTGATAATTCAAGTTATACAACTGGTGTTACCGTAAGTGGAACGCAAGGACAAGCTAACGCAACTGTTCAAATTGTAGTATCTGCATCAACCCCTTCTTTAAAATACTATTGTACAAATCATAGTGGGATGGGTGGTAATATCACAATAAACGAAGGTGGGCCTAACCCAATCGATGTTATTGAATTACAAGTAGCACAAAATCTAAACAGACACACTGGTGTTATTCGTAAGGATAAAGATTTCGCAGTACTATTTGAATCAAAATATCCAAATGTTGTTAATAATAAAAAAGGTAACATACATTTTTACCTAAGTGGTAGTAGTGGGTATAAATCAGCATCTATTTCAGATGTTAATATATTTGATTCTAATATGGGAACTCTATTAATAGAAAGAGAAAATTCTGTAGATGATATAACAAAAGATAATGTTTACAAATTACAATATAGAAGAAATAGAAAAGATAGAATTCAAGTAAGTAAATCAGCAAGTATATCAATTAATGGTTCAACCGAATCATCATATAATGCAGCTTGGACTGGGAGTAATAATTCTGTTGAGTTTGGTAATTCATTTCCAACAATAGCTGGAGCACCAACCTTATGGGGAAATACACAACCTATGAGTGGTTCTATTCAAGAAATAAGATATTGGGCAGAACAACTAAATGATATTGTGATTGATGAACATACATTATCAAGAGAATCATATCATGGTAATTCATTAACTTCATCATTCTTTGATTTAAAGTTTAGATTCTTACCTGATTCTAATTTAAAAACAATTACGAATCCCGATTCACATAAATCACAACACCCTAACCAACAATTAACAGGTTCGGAAAGTGGTTATCATTTAACGGCATCATTATTTAATTTTGAAAATGATGATTTGATTGGGGTTACTGAAGAGTATTATACAAAAGTTCCATCAGCAGGAGCTAACAATATCCTTAACAATAAAGTTAGAACTGAAGCAAACCCATTGACTGGTATTCTTAATACTGAAAACAAAATGGAAAAATCACAATACGATTCAGCACCAGTTGATTCAAACGTAGTTGGTGTTTATTTAGCCGCTACTAAGATGTATAACGATGATATTATAAATCATACGGGATATTTTGATATTGATGATTACATAGGTAATCCAGACCAAAGAAGTGGATTCACCGAACAAAATGAAGAACTAGATTATATTCGTAGACAAGTATTTAAAAAATATAGTTCTAAAAACTTAATTAATAATACGATAGATATACTTGCTAAATACGATATGTCGGTGTTTGAACAAATCAGACAAACAATGCCAGCTAGGGTTGATTACAACTCAGGTATTTTAATTGAACCACATATCTTAGAAAGACCTAAAGCTAAATCATTAACTAAGGTAACTCAGACCAGACCGATGTATTCAGTTACAATAGCATCAATTGATAGACCTGTATCTGCATCAAACCATATATTAGAAACCGAACTTACAAACTCTTATAGTTTAAATGCTGATAATGTTCAATATGAAACTCAGATTTCAACCATGCCATCATCTAGTGTATTTGCAGAAGAATTGGGTTATGATGGTAATCCTATAGATACATCTAAACTATTTATTATTACTTCACAAAAAGATGATGTAGAAGATGTTGGGAATCCACAAGTTAGAGATATGTACGCACCATCAAAATATAGATATGTAATACCTGTTTATAAAGCAGGGACAGATGTTGGGTATGGTTTAAATTGGAATACTGGTTCTAATGGTAGTTGGAATTATAATCCAATCGCAACTACAATAGTAAATAATAGAGAAGCACAATATGGCCAGATTAAAAAACTATTTTATAGTTCAGAATTATCAGCATCTTTAAATCTTCCAAATTCATCATCATTCGAACCAGCACAAGTAGGAACTGATGAATTACCATTAGCAGTAGAAAATCTTAGATTTTTAGGATGTAAAGCAAAATCTGATTCATTAACAACAAATTCACCTGATACTCCAGATGGGAAACCTGTTATTGAAATATTCAAAGCAGACCCTAACGTACTAATAAAAACATCTCAAACTGCGGCTGAAGGAAACTTAGATGTAGATACAGCAACTGGGTTAGATGTATTAGATATTAAAGATTTAATTGTAGATGATGATATTTATTGGAAACGACTGCAAGAATACAGAAGAGAACTTAGAGAATTCAGACGTAAAATTGAAAAGATGATTGAGATTGAAGATGCTAGAGCAGATGAATTTGATTTACGATACAAAAAAGAATTACAACTAAGAGAAGCTGAGATGTTTAGAAGAAAAGAATTTGATATAAAAAATGGTTCACCTTTTTAATGGATAAGTAATGGCAAGAAAAAATATAAAATTTAGAGATAGACGGGATAAGGGTAGATTAAACAATCTAATTGAAAAGAGATTGAATGACCGTATGTCAAAACCATTAATAAAAAATCCAAAAAGACCTTTAGAAGAATCTACTAAAATTTCTAAAATTATAAAAGAACCTGAAGTTTTAGTAAAAACAGGAAAACCTTTAAAAGATAATATAGTAATTACCAAAGAGGATAAAGTATCAGAAGCTGAGTTAATTAATTTAGTAAAACCATTACCAACAAATGATGGAGATGTAAATTCAATCGTATCTGCTATATTAAATCCTAAAACAACTGAGATAAAGGTAGACCCGATATTAGATACAAAAGAATATAACGAAGAAGATAGACGTAGAATCTTTGCAGAAGAAAAAGAAAGAAGAGCTATTGAAGATGAACGATTCAGAAAGATTCAAGAAGCATTTGAAGATGAAAAGGAACGAAGAATAACTTTCAAAAAAGAATTAGAGCAAATGAAGATAGATTTTTATTTGTATCTAAAAGAAAAATATCCAGATATCGTTGGTGAAAAAAATATCAAAGATAAAGATATTGAAAAGAAAAAAGAAGAAGCTATTCGTTTAGCTGAAGAAATTAGAATTAAAAAAGAAAAACTCAAACAAAATATGGTTATTCGTCTTGAAGGAGAAAAAATTCGAAAACAAAAAGAAGTTAGAATGGTTACAAATACTAAAACAGCAGTAAATGTTTCAACTTTTTTAGAAGAAGAGATAATTATAGAACAACAGGAGAAGAAAGATAGAAATCCTGAATTAGATGGGTTGAATGAAGTTGAAAGAACAATTAAAGAAGTAAAAGCTATGGAAATTAGATTGGGTAGGCCAATTATACCCCATAGAGATATTGTTGAAAGTGAAGATTCAGATTTTGATTCTGAAAGAGCAACGAAATCAACGGATATATTAATCAAACCATCAGAGAAATCTCCTTTTGAAAATTACGAAGAAAAGAGAGATGTTTTAGAAGTGTTGAGACAAACATTATCTAAGAATAATACAGAAGATGATTTCATCGTGAAGATGGATAAAGATGATAGAAAAAACAGAAAATAACACAAAATTAAAAAAGTTAGTGTAAATATTTATTTTTTAATATTTATATAAGAAAACAAATTGTAAAAGGGTAATAATATGGGATATTTAGATAATTCATCAATAACAGTAGACGCTATTCTAACTAAGAAAGGTCGAGAGTTATTAGCAAAGGGTAGGGACTTCTTTGTAATCAGTCAGTTCGCATTGGCAGATGACGAAGTAGATTACGAACTATGGAATCCAGCACACCCGCTAGGTTCAGACTATTATGGAATCATAATTGAAAACATGCCGATAGTAGAGGCAGTAACAGATGAGAACTATTCATTAAGATATAAGTTGTTAACACTTCCAAAGAACACAATAAGAATCCCTATTATTCAATCTAACCCAAGCTCAATTAGTTTAGAAGAAGGTGGACAACAACAATCTGTAACTCTTACTACTAAAAATGGTGGTAATGATACATTAGGGTTTACTGTTACATTACTTAACTCAGATGCAGCAAGTATCGTTGGAGATGGTAGTGGGATAGCAAACAACTCAGATACAGTTGGTTCTAACGAAGATAGAAGAAGTGTTACGATTAGTACAAATGGGGCATTTACAATTACAACTAAGGTATTAGCAGATAATACTGATATATCAACTAAGATATTTGTTGTTGGAAATGAAACGGGTGGACGTACGGAAATTGATTTAACAGTTACTAACAATCCTGATATTTCAGTAGGTAACACATTAGATTCAACATTATAATTTAAAAGGGAATAAGATATGGCAATTTTACCAGCAGGTTCGTTTAATACATCAAAAAGAGTATATACGGCATTCAAAGTAGGCGATGTTGTAGAAGGTGGTGTAGAAAAAGTGACCAGAGGTCTATGGAGTGGTAATGTAGGTACATTAACTACATTCCATACATCATCTGCACAATCAGCTACTCAGAAACAATATTACTATGAGATTTTCGATGGAATTTCAACAGGAGTTACATCTGAATCACAATTTTCAGTAACATACGGACACAACGCAGGTAGTGGTTCTTTAGGGCAGAATGAAGATTCACCTTCAAACGCTATCTATTCTCAGTACGCACAAATCCTACTTCCAGATAATCAGAGAGTGTTCTCATTTAACGATGTTGCATCTCAACATATTTACGCAATCAACCTCAATAGAGCTAGATTGAAAGATAGACTTGACCCTGGAAACTTCGAACTTACGTTAGGAAAATTAGATGGTATTAGTATCGCTAATAATGTTAACACTGGTTCTAATGTTCATATTCATTCTTCTAACGTAGTACATGAGTTAATTGATGATAGTGGAGATACACAACAAGCAGCAACTCAAATTGGTAGAGTATATAACTTAGTTTCAGGTTCAATCCTTAACGGAGTTCATTCACCAAAAACTTATTATGGACAAGTTTATCCAGAACAGGGTGTTATTGTACTTAACGCAGATACTCTGAATACAAAATTAGGTTTTGGTACTGTTACTGGTTCAAACGTAAATGGTGATAACGCATATAAATTATATACATCATTAAGTGGTTCGGCAGTAATTAACGCATCTCACGGATTCGCAGCAAGAAACGAAGAAAGAGTACAATCAACATTCTATTTCGTAAGAGCTAAGAATGGTGAATACAATTTCTCAAACAATCCATCATTTACATCAGGTTCAAATGGGGCGTTTTCACAAAAAACATTTGCAAACAATCCTAAATCATATATTACAACAGTTGGGTTATACAATAGTTCACAGGAACTATTAGCAGTGGCTAAGTTATCTAAACCAATTTTAAAATCATTTTCAAATGAAGTATTGGTGAAAGTTAAGTTAGACTTTTAAATAATATTTTAAGAACGATAATGAAACCGCATGGCAACAGCTTACAAACCAATCAATGGGGGTGGCATACAATTAAGACCATTCAATACTCACAAACGCTGGGTAGTTACTGATATTAATCATCGAAGCGATTCAAGATTAATTTCGGTAATAAAAGGTATATCTCCAGAATTTGGTGAAAAGATTAATGTTTCAGAATCAATAAGCTTACCAGCGTATAGAGAAGTCGACCAATTAGATAACTCACAATCAAACTCAACAGATTTTCTAAAAGTAAAACATCAGAAAGTTGTATGGTCTAGTTTAAATCAAATGTTTTTTAAACATAGAGCTAGAACAGAAAGAGATTTATTTGCGACAGCATCTATATTTTCAGTACCACATAATAGATTAGGTGATGGTATTAGACCGGGAACAATTGAAGTAGTAGATACTTCAGTTACATCAAGTGATTTAACTAATATAACAATTAAAGATGTAAAGTTAGATGAGTATCATGGTAAATTAATTGATACTACATTACCGACTGGTTCATATGTTCCTTTCGGAAATCTAATTGGATATTGGGGATTTAATGATGAGGTTACTGATAGAGAAGTTGCCTTTGATAATGTAATAGAAGATAGAAGTGGTTACATAAACAATGGGGTTGGTAAGAATCTAAAGTATATAGATGGAATAAAAACAACAGGTCCGACTCAATTACCATCTGGAAAGATGGTACAATTCAATGGTTCGGATTCATATGTACTAATTGATAACAAACCAAATTATAAGTTTTTTGAAACAAACAACTACTCAGTATCAGTATGGACACTATTACCAACATCCCAATCTGATGCATCTGGAACTCATAACGCAATAGTATCTAAACGAGGTACTCAAAAAGATTATGGTACAACCAACAAAGGTGACCAAATTCTTAGAAGAAGAAATATTGGAAGTAGTAACTTCCCATTTGATTTAGAAGTATATAATCAAGAAGCAGGTTCTAATAATGGTAAAGTTAGAATATCATTATCAAATGGAATCACACGTATACTTACTTCATCAACTACTAAGATAAACGATAACGAACCACATCACATATGTTTTAATAAAACAGGTTCTCATATGGAACTTTGGGTTGATGGTGTAAAGGAAGCTACTGGTTCATTACCAACAAGTGGTAGTATTGATAATATAACAATGAGGGGTATATCAAACTCTTATGATGTATTATTAGGTAGTAGATTTATATCTGATGGTGGGTTTGATAAATTTTCAGATTTTGCTAGTTTAAGCGGCTCTTTAGATGAGTTCCGTATGTACAACAAAGGATTAACAGAATCAGAAATTAAAGGATTAGCAAATAACGATTATGTAACAGGTTCAGCATACCAAACAGATACTGTTGGTGAAGTATTTTACAATCACGGAGTAATGGTAGTATCAGACCCAAGACCAAAATACAGATATGTTTGGACTGGGCAAAGTGGTACTTGGAATTATGGTAACGAAGTTCTTAATGAAAATGATAATGTACCCAACTCTTCTGAATATGGTTGGTTAACAAAATACAAATCATCAAAACAATTACATGAATTAAATGTATTATGTGAAGTTGGGGCGAATGAATTTAACGTATCACAAAATCCAACACTAAAAATAAACAATGATTCAGAAGCTTCGGAAATGAAGGGAATGGTAACTGGTTCTGATTTTAAAAATTACTTTACAACACTTGGGTTATATAACCCTAATGGTGATTTGATAGCAGTTGGTAAACTAGCATCAGCAATTCAAAATAGAAGTGATGTAGATATAACTGTAAAAGTTAGAATGGATATGGATGGCCCTTTCGGAGCACCAGGCACTGGTTCTTTAATGAGTGGTAATACTGCTACAATTACTGAGGTTAAATCAATAAAAGAAAATGGTGAACTTACCAGCAAATATATTTGGGGTAAATTAGATAGACCTGATATTTTAGTAGATGGTGATTTTGGTGAAGCATATGAACCACCTATTGATGGAAACGCTAATATGGATTCGCCAGATGTACTACCACCAGCAGATGAACCAGTGGTTAATAATGACCCATTACCAACAAGCCCAGTAGGTGGAATTAATGGGAGTTATAACCCACCGAGATAATATAAAAATAAAAAGTTATGAATAAAAAAGGAAATTGGTCTCACATCCAAAAGATGAAAGGTCATAAAAGTGGGTTAGAAACTCGCATAGATGAACAACTTCAATCAATTGGTATTGATGGTGAATACGAAAAGCATGAATTTGAATATACAATCCCAGCAACCAATCATACATACAAACCTGATTTCAAACTACCAAATGGAATCTTCATAGAATCAAAAGGATGGTTCTTACCTGAAGATAGAAAAAAACATTTACATATAAAAGAACAGAATCCTGATAAGGATTTAAGGTTCGTATTACAATCCCCAAATTCTAAAATATACAAAGGTTCTAAAACCACATATGCACAGTGGTGTGATAAGAACGGATTCAAATGGGCTAAGAAAGAAATACCCCAAGAATGGATAGATGAAAAACCAATTACTAATTTCTTTGGATAATTCAAATATTTTTTGTATATTTAGAACAATATGGAAGAAAGACTACTCTCTTTACTAGAATCAATCTTAGGTAAGGCTAAGAAAACAAGTGGTGATAACTATGCGTTTTGGTCTCCGTTTGTGAATCATCATAAACCTAAATTAGAGATAAACATAAAGTTAAACTCTAATGCAGATAATCCTTGGCATTGTTGGATATCTGATGAAAAAGGTAAATCAATCCGTTCTCTTTTCAGAAAATTAAAAGTATCTAAAGAGATGTGGGATGAGCACAATTCAATCTTCAAAAGAAAGTATAGATATAAATCAGATTCAATTACAAAAGAATCTAAGATAGTTCAACTTCCTACAGAATATATCCCATTGTGGAAACCATCTACATCCGTTATAAGGAAGCATGCATTGTCTTATCTTAACCGAAGAGGTGTATCATCCGCAGAGATATTAAAATACCAAATAGGGTATTGTGAGGAAGGCATATACAAACATAAAGTAATTGTACCATCGTATGATGAGAATGGTATGTTAAATTATTTTGTAGGTAGAAGTTTTTATGATACAACATTCAAACATAAGAATCCAGATGTATCTAAAGATGTAGTAGGATTTGAAATGTTTATCAATTGGGATTTACCAATTGTAATATGTGAAGGAGTATTTGATGCAATAGCAGTTAGAATGAATAGTATTCCATTGTTTGGTAAATCACCACAATCGGAACTACAAAAGAGAATTATCAGTAAGGGAGTTAAAAGTGTATATTTGGCATTAGATTCAGATGCATTTAAGAATTCACTCCGATTCGCAGAATCCCTTATGAACAATGGAGTAAATGTTCACATCGTTGAACTAAAAGATTCAGACCCATCAGATATGGGCTTTAATGATATTAATGAAAAGATAGAAAATACTGAGTTACTTTCACTAAGAAAGTTAATGGAGTATAAGTTATTAGGTGTATGAGAAAATCAAAAAGAATTAAGTATGATGGTACAATCAAAAAGATTTACCACATAGCAGATGTTCATATTAGAAACTTAAAAAGGCACAAAGAGTACAGAGAAGTATTCGAAAACCTTTATGAATATATTAAAACTACAAAAACTGATGATAGTGTTATCGTTCTTTGTGGTGATATAGTTCATGCCAAAACCGATATGACACCTGAAGTTATAGAGATGACACAAACATTTCTAAAGAACTTATCAGATATGTTACCAACTATTCTGATACCAGGTAATCACGATGCTAATCTAAATAATCCAAATAGATTAGATGCATTATCACCAATCGTAAATGCATTGAACCATTCTAATTTACATTATCTGAAAGATGATGGGGTTTGGAAAATGGGCGGAATTTCCTTTTCACACTCATCGGTTTTTGGGGATTCTAAAGAAATTATACCATCTGAAGAAGTGCATGGTGATTATAAGATTGCATTATATCATGCGCCTGTAGATAAGGTAAAAACAGAATATGGGTTTCAATTAGAGAATAAAAATGTAAAGGTAGATTCATTCGATGGATACGATTTAGTTCTATTAGGTGATATTCACGTTCCAAACCAATCACTAAACGATGAGGGTACGATTAAGTATTGTGGTTCTACAATTATGCAGAATCACGCCGAAGCTAAATATTCTGAGCATGGAATATTAGTTTGGGATATTGAAACTAAAGAATCAGAGTTCGTTCCAATTCATAACGATTATGGATATGTAACTATCGATGTAGAAGATGGTAAAGTAATTGGTACTCCAATTATTCCTAACAAACCTCGTATGAGAGTTAGAGTAAAGGATACATCACAATCTCAGTTAAAGAAAATAATATCTGAGGTAAAGACGGGTAGAAAAGTACAAGAGTTAACAATACAAAAAGTATTATCAGATACAAAAGATTCAAAAGGTAACTCAAATATTACCTTACAAAACGTAAGAGATATTGGATTTCAAAACCAACTAATGGAATCATACTTATCGGATAAGTATATGATTGCTGATGAAACCCTTGAGATTATTAGAAATATCAATCAAGATATAAATAATAAATTAGGTGGTGTTAAAGGTATGAAGAATATTATATGGAAACCAAAAACATTTGAGTTTTCTAATATGTTTTCATACGGAACTAAAAATATAATTGATTTTTCACAAATGAAAGGGGCATATGGTATATTTGCTCCAAACGCTAGTGGTAAATCATCTTTATGGGATGCGTTATCATTTTGTTTATTTGATAGATGTTCTCGTACAACTAAAGCATTAGATGTATTAAATTATTCTAAATCAAAATTTGATTGTAAGTTTAACTTTGAGATTGATGGAATTGATTATTTTATTGAAAGAGTAGGTAAAAAATCTCCAAAAAGAGGAACTGTAAAAGTTGACGTAGAATTTTATTGTATTAAAGATGGAGTAAAACATTCATTAAATGGTGAAGAACGTAGAGATACCAACTCCATAATCAGACAGTATGTTGGTTCGTATGATGATTTCATTCTTACAGCAATGTCTAATCAATCTAATAGTGGTGGGTTCATTGAAAAATCTCAAAGAGAAAAGAAAGAACTTCTTGCTCAATTCTTAGATATGAATGTATTTGAAGAATTATATAAGATAGCAAATGATGAGATTAGAGAACTAAGTGCATTACTAAAAGATTATAAGAATCAAAACTTTACTGATAAATTAGTAAAAGCAAAAGAAGATTTACAAAAAAATGAAAAGGTATTAGTTAAGTATAATGATAAAATATCTAAGTTAAAAGATAAAAGATATACACTACGGGAAAAAAAGGATACGTTAATATCAAATCTAAAACCTGTAGATGATACAATCATAGATACTGAATCTTTAAAAGAATTAAAAACTAAACTAAAATCCAACCTATCAGATAAAGAATCAGAATGTTTGGGTTATAAAACTGAATTAGATAATCTATCAGCCGAAATAAAATCAGTTAGTACTGAATACGAATCATATGATTTAATGTTATTGCAAGAAAATCATTTAAAGTATCAATCATATGTTAATAGATTAGAAGAGATAACCTCATCTTTAGATAGTTTAAATACTGATATAGAACATAAGAAAGAACATTTAGAGGGGATAGGGCAATTAACATTTGATGATAATTGTGAACATTGTGTACAGAATAAAAATACACCATTCGCTAAACAATCTAAAACACTATCTGATGATATAATTCAATTAACTTCTAAATCAAAAAGATTATCTGAAGAAATAATTGATATGCAATCTGAGATGTTTAAGTACGATGTTAGAGGTGTATTAGTAAAAGTAAAAGATATAAAAGCTAATTATGATAATCTATCTAATGAGATTGAAAAATTATCGTTAACTAATAAATCTTGTAATTTAGAATTATCAGACTTAGTAACTAAACTTAGATACACATCTACAGATATAAGTAAATCATTAGAGCAGAAAGCATCGGTAACTTATAATACAAAGGTACAACAAAAAATTGATAAAACCAAATTATCTTTAGATATTTTTGATACGGATATTTCTAATCTCAATGATGATATCATAGATGTAAGTGGTGATATTAAAATTTCAAAAAACGTAATTCAGACTGTGAATGATTCCATAGATAAGTTAGAACATATGGAACAGAAGTATGAAGGTTATGAATATTATTTACAATGTGTTAGAAGAGATGGAATCCCATATCAACTAATATCAGATATACTTCCTAAGTTAGAAGTAGAAATAAATAATATATTACAACCAATTGTAGATTTTCAAATAATCCTAAATACCGATGGTAAGAATATAAACTCATATATAGCATATGGTACGGAAGAGTTCTGGCCATTAGAATTAACAAGTGGTATGGAGAAGTTTATATCATCTGTAGCAATCAGAACGGCGTTAGTAAATGTATCAAATTTACCACGTCCAAACTTCATAGCAATCGATGAAGGTTTTGGTTCATTAGATACGGATAACTTTAATTCTTTATATTTATTATTTGATTACTTGAAGAATCAATTTGATTTTATAGTTACGATATCTCATATTGATAAAACGCGTGATATGGTTGACCAGATTATAGATATTACAAAATTAGGTGGATTTTCATCAATTAGATATTTATAGTTATAAGTGTATTTTTCATACTTATATATAAAGTAGAAATAGTAGGAGAATGAATGTCCTTAGTTTATAAAAATTCGGTACGAGAGAATGTAACAGATATACAAACTTTTATAGTTGATGAATCTGCGAAGTCAACAAAGTACTTTAGAGTTTCTGATGTACCACAGGTTTTACAGAAAGGTAAAAATCTTTTAAGAATTACTGCGCATCCAACAAATTTGGTACCTGATACTAAAATTTATGTTGATGTTAGGGATTCTAATGGTAATGCTATATACTATGAGATACCAGATTATTTAGAAAACGATAAAAGTAGGGTTATATCTATTTGGATTTATCACGATAAAGGTGATGATAATACACCAAATGGTGAAGCAATAATTACATTAGCTGGTATTGCTAATGTTGATTTGAATGGAAACCCACTCCCATCAATTCATAGAAATAAAATTAATGTAAAGTGGCAAACTACTGTTACTGTAGATAGGGAAAGAGATAATACTTCTCAAATTATATTTAAAGATGATATTTTACCTATTGTAGCAGTATCACAAAGTGTAGAACAATATGAGAACCAACCACAATCTAATGGTGAGTTGGTAAAAACAACTCAAACAGGTAAAGTTAAGTATTTGTTTAGTGGTACTACTCCGATAGTTCAAACTAACGATGGTACTTCGTTTAACTCTGAAATGGTGGGTGGGGAGATACTCCTTAATAACTTCACAGAACCAGCGTTACCTAAAGCTACTATTGAAAATCCATTAAGTTCTACATTTTTTAGTTCATCTATTAAAGAAATACTAAATGGTAATACGTTAAAACCAACAACAAACTTTACATCATCTTTTCAAGATAGAGAAGATTTAATACATACTTACGAATTTATAAAAGAAGCTAATTATACTATTGAATATATTCAAAGTGGTTCAAATGTATCTACACAAAACAAAAGAAACTTTGCAAATCTAAGTTTTTCAAATGTAGAACCTATAACAGGTCTTGTAAATAAAATAAAAGTATTACAAAAATCCGATGGATTACCAGGTGATTTTGAATTAGTAAACGAAGTAGATGTTCCATTTAGCTCATCGTTTCATATCAAAGTACCAATCCCATCTAAAAACTTAAAAGACCCTAAGATACTAAAATTATTATATCTTAACGCTGAGGGTAGTATATCAAGAACAGAAACAATATCCGAACCATTTGTATTTGATGGTGATAACATTTATATTGGTGGTGAAGAAAACTTAATTAGTGGTTCTATCTTTATATCAAATACATTAGGAAGTGGTATTGAGATTGGTGGAGCTAGTAGTGGATTTATGCGTTCTGTTGGATATAGAGGTATCACATCAGCATCATTAGGAAAAGCACCAGGTGGATTCGTAATCTATAGTGGTTCTGGTAACCTTAAATTCGGTGAAGATACATTGGATGGTGTTGGTATGGAATTCGTTGGTGATAACGATTCAAGACACCTTATATTCACAACTGCAGGTGGTGGTTTATTAGATGTTAAAACTGATAAGTTTTTTATAGGTAATGCATCCTCACAATTTATAAGTGGTTCTGATGGTAACATAGAAATTAGTTCATCAATATTTCACTTAAATCCTTCTGCTAATAGTGGAGCAGGTAGTTTAATTATTGGAGCAAATGCAACAATACTTGCTGATTTAACAGTTGATAATCTAAGAACTCCAGCTCAAATAGGTGGAAACGCCTCAACAAAAGCAAACTCATCATCATCTATTGATTCAGATGGTTTCGCACGATTCGTATCAGCATCGATTGGTGGTTGGGATATTACAACAAGCTCTATAGAAGGTGGAAACCTTATAATGAAACCAGAAGGTATCTTACAGACAAGAGATTTCGCTAGTGGGTTAAAGGGTTGGAAAATATCATCTGAAGGAAACGGAACTGCAGAATTTGAAAATGTTAGAATTAGAGGTACGTTAAGAACAACTACTTTTGAGAAAGAATCGGTAAACGCAGTTGGTGGACAATTATGGGTAGCTAACTCAACAACAATTACAGGTTCTATAACAGCAACAGATACAACAATGTCTGTTAAGAATGCTAGTGGATTTTCACAAGGTGAAATACTCCTCATAAAGAAAGTAGATAGTTCAGGTTTTCAAACAGAATATGTATTATTACAATCAGCATCAATTGATGGTGATAATAGTGGTGAAGATGAAACGCATGGTAGGATAATGATTTCTCGAGCCTACGGAAGTGGTTCACAAGGTAACTTTGTGGGTGATTTATCATCAGCAGCTCAAGTGTATGAGGATGGGCAAGTTATTGTTTCGACTGGTAAGTTAAATACTGGTTATATCAAAATGAACGCCAACCCAAATGATACAGATACACCATATATGGATATCGTTGAAAGAACGGGTAGTGGATTATATGATGTAGCATTAAAAGCCAGATTAGGTGATTTGGGTGGTTTAGCAAATTCATCTTATGTGTTTGGTAATTCAAATCCAGGGTTCGGTTTAGCAACTGATAATGTATTTCTTCAAGGTGGTATAATTGCAACAACAGGTTCTATTGGTGGAATCGAAATGCAAGATGGTAAATTATTTACTGGAGCAGGTGATTACAATAATTCAAACACTGGGTTCTATGTAGATTCAGGTTCTAAATTTTCATTAGCTAATAAATTATCTTGGAATCCAACAACATCTACACTAACAATCGTTGGTGATTTAAACTTCTCAGATGGTACATCAGTAGAAACTGCAATTAATAATGTATCAAGTGGTTCAGTTGCAAGAACAGTAGAATTATCAGCTAATAAGTATGTTATTACATTCGATGCTAATGGTAGTGAAGCTCCATCTAATCAAACAATAACACTAACCGCAGTACCACAAAACTTTGTAGGTAATGTATATTATGAATTTTATAAAGATGGAACTCTTCAAGGTAGTAGAGGTACAACAAGTACATTTACTGTAAATAGTACATTAGAGAAACCAACTGCTAGTACACCAAAATCGTATGAAGTAAAAGCATTTAATTCAGCATCCGCTGGTTCAGTAATATCAGCTGATTCATTAACATTATTTGGTGTTCAGCCAGGTTCTGATGGTACAGATGCAGTTACTGCATTTTTAACTAATGAAGCACATACACTCCCACTAAGTTCATCGGGAGCAATTCAATCATACGCAGGTGCTAATACTCAAATGAAAGTATTTGAGGGTATTACAGATAAAACTTCAGCTTATACATTTACTGAAAGTTCACCATCATATATAACAGCAACCTCTTCATCAAATACATTTACTATAGCATCTACAACAACACCACATAGTGGTAGTGTTACTATTACTGCTGCTAGTGGTTCGGTATCATTATCTAAGATAATGTCAGTTGGTATAACTAGACAGGGTGATGATGGAACTGATGGAACGCCTGGTGTAAATGGTGATAATGCAAAAACATTAATAGCAAGTGTTGATTCTCAAGTATTCGCATTTGATGATTCAACTGATAATTCAGCAACGCCGGGTAGTATTACATTCGCATTCTCACAACAGAATTTAAACGATAAAATTAAATCATCTGATATTACAATCACAACGGCTGATAGTAATGCAGTTACAAATTTCTCATTTGATAGTAATAGTGTAGGCGGTGGTACAAATCAAAAAAGTGGTATCGTAAGTGGTAGTGTATCATTTACTGGTGGATTTAGTAGTGGTGGTTTAAATGGGGCTAAGAGTAGTTTACCATTAACTATTTCTTGTACTAATGATTCACTAACAGATTCCGTAACTGTATTTAAAGTAGAAGGTGGTTCAGATGGTACTGCTGGTGTTGATGCAGTTACTGCATTCCTTACAAATGAATCCCATACATTACCATCCCAAAATGATGGAACTGTAGTATCATTTGCTGGAGCTACAACCGATATGGAAGTATTCGAAGGTGTAACAAATTCAACATCTAATTACGTTATATCTTCTTCAAATGGTGCAGGTATGACCGCAGCTGATAGTGGAAAAACAGTAACCATATCAGGTATGACTCACGATAGTGGTTCGGTTACTATAACGGCTACATCAGCTAGTGTATCTTTAAGTAAAGTAATGACACTTTCTAAATCAAAGCAGGGTACTGCTGGTTTACCTGGTGCAGCAGCTAAATTATTAACTCTTACTTCAGATTCCCAAATATTTGCATTTCCATCGGCATCTTCATCAACTCCTGAAGATAATGATATTTTAATTATTGTTAATCAACAAAACCTAAGTGGTACAATTGATGCTGGTGATATAACAATTAAAGATTCAGGTGGAAACGCTTTAACAGACCCAACATTTGTAGCAGATGTAACGAGTGGAACTGGGCAAGTTAGTGGTAGTATAACATTTAATAGTACTCTATCTTCTACTAAAACAAAACTTCCTTTAACAATTGAAGTAGCTAAAGATGGGTTAGAAGATAGTTTAAAAATATTTAAAATTGATGGTGGTAATGAAGGAGAAGATGGGGCTGATGCAGTAACCGCTTTCCTTACAAACGAATCACATACATTCGCAGCTGATGCTACTGGCGCTATAGCAGTATTTACTGGTGGTGCTACGGATATGGAAGTATTCGAAGGAATTACAAATTCAACTTCTAATTATGTTATATCCTCATCAAATGGTATTGGTGTAACTGCAGCTGATAGTGGAAAAACAGTAACCATATCAGCTATGGCACACGATAGTGGTAGTGTAACTGTAAATGCTAGTAGTGGTAGTGTTAGTATCAATAAAATAATGTCGTTAACAAAAGCACGACAGGGTGTTGATGGTGGAGATGGTACATCTGCTAAATTACTAATTGGTTCATTAGATTCACAAGTAATGGCATTTGATGATTCATCGGATACTACGGCAACACCAACATCTGTTGAATTTAGTTTCCAACAACAAAACCTAAGTGGTTCTGCTGGTTACCTAACATTACAAAGTAGTGATTTTACAATCGCATTAAATGGTGGTGGTAATATTACTAATTTTGATTTCGATAATAATAATGTTGCAAATGGAACGGGTATCGTTAGTGGTTCTATTTCATTTTTAGGAAATACGAATGCAGGTGGTATGGGTGGTGATAAGGCCAAATTCCCAGTAACCATTGCGGCAACCAAAGATGGATTAAACGATACAGTAAAAATATTTAAAGTTGAGGGTGGTTCAGATGGTACTGATTCAGTTCAAGTAATTCTTAGTAACGAATCACATACATTAGCTGCACAACCGAATGGTACAGTAATCTCATTTACAGGCGCTGATACTGATGTAACTGTATTTGAAGGTATTACCGATAAAACTTCAGCTTATACAATTAGTAGAACAAACGGAACGGGAGTATCAACAAATCTTATAGGGGATAGTGGTACATATTCGGTTGGAGATTCTAATGCAAACGTAGATGTAACAGGAATGACTAGCGATAGTGGTTCTGTTACAATCAATGCGGCTAGTGGTAGTGTTAGTATCAATAAGATAATGAGTTTAACCAAAGCTAAGCAAGGACAAGATGGTGATAAGTTTGCAGATACTTCGATTACAACAACAATAAACTTAACAACATTATCAGCAGATGATACACTAACATTTACAGCAGATACTGGATTAGCTTGGACTGCGGGATTAACTGCAGTTCTTTCTAAAGATAGTTCTAACTTTATTAATGGTACGGTGAACTCATACAACTCAGCCAATGGTGCAATGTCATTAAACGTAGATACAATTACTGGTGGTGGACAATATACGGCTTGGTCATTAAATGTTGGTGGTGTAGCAGGTCCGCAAGGTTTAAGTGGAGCTAATGCTAAAAATATTGTAGCATCTGTAGATTCTCAAGTATTCTCATTCCTAAGTGCGAGTGATAACACCGCAGAACCAACATCTGTTATATTCTCATTCAATCAACAAAATTTAAACAACGCTACGATTGGTAGTAGTGATGTTACAATCACAGGAGCAGATGGAACAAACATTACTGGATTTGCTTTTAATAATACAAATGTAAATTCTGATTTTAGTGGAATTGCAAGTGGTAGTTTATCATTCTCAGCTGCAACCTCTGCAGGTGGTTTGGGTTCTGATAAAGATAAGTTGCCTGTAACTATCTCAGCAACAAAAGATAGTTTAACAGATTCAATAAAAGTATTTAAGGTTGAGGGTGGTACGGCAGGTTCTGATGGTACAGACGCAGTTACTGCGTTCTTAACCAACGAAGCTCACACCTTCGCAGCCGCTAATAATGGAAACATTGTATCTTTCAATGGAGCATTCACAGATATGGAAGTGTTTCAAGGAATTACTAATGTAACATCCAACTATGTAATTTCATCTTCCAACGGAGTGGATGTAACTGCAACAGATAGTGGTAAAAGAGTTACTATAACCGCATTATCAAGCGATAGTGGTTCTGTTAATATAACGGCTACAAGTGGAAGTACATCATTAAGTAAAACAATGAGTTTAGTTAAATCTAAGCAAGGAGCGCAAGGACTTGCTGGTGATGATGCTAAGATGTTAACAATTACATCTGATTCACCTGTATTCTCATTTGCTTCATCATCCTCATCAACTGCATTAGATAATACTATAGAATTAGTAATTAATCAACAAAATTTAAGTGCTACCATTGATACAAATGATTTAGTAATCAAAGATGCAGGTGGTAACACCTTAACAAACCCTACATTAGCACCTTCATCATTAACTAACAATACTGGATTGGTTAGTGGTTCAATAACGTTTGGGCCAGCTGGAAGTCCAGGTGGTGGTGGAACTGTTAATGGTGATAAAACTAAATTACCATTAGAGATTACAATTACTCAAGATGGATTAACCGATAGTTTAAAAATATTTAAAGTAGAAGGTGGAACAAGTGGTACGGATGGTACGGATGCAGTAAATGCTTTCTTAACGAATGAATCCCATACCTTCCCTGCAGATTCAGCTGGAGCAGTAGCATCATTTGCTGGTGGTTCAACAAAAATAGATATATTTGAAGGGGTAACAGATGCCACAGACAATTATGCACTTTCAGGTACAGGTTCTTTAGGTGTTACCTTTACTAAAAGTACAGATACATTTAACATAACCGCTATGGGACACGACAGTGGTTCGTTAACAATAACAGCAGTTAGTTCAAGTACATCATTAGTTAAAACAATGTCGTTAACAAAAGCACGACAAGGTTCGGATGGTTCGGATGGAACTTCAGCAAAATTATTAATTGGTAGCTTAAGTTCACCTGTATTTACTTTCCTAAGTGCTAGTGATTCTACAGCAGAACCATTATCAATTGAATTTAGTTTCCAACAACAAAACCTAAGTGGTTCTGCTGGATACAAAACAATTCAGAGTAGTAATATTGATGTAAGAGATAGTGCTAATACTCAGTTAACTGGATTTGGATTTGATAATAATAATGTTTCAAATGGAACAGGTATCGTTAGTGGTTCTATTACATTCGCATCGGCAACTAATGCTGGTGGTGTAGGTGGTGATAAAGCCAAATTACCAATAACGATTACAGCAAATGTATCAGGTCATGGATTATCAGATTCGGTAACAATATCTAAAATAGAAGGTGGTGCGGTAGGAACTGATGGAACATCAGCAATAACGGCATTATTAACCAATGATTCACATACACTTCCTGTAAGTTCATCAGGTAATGTTATATCATTTGGTGGAGCAAGTACAGATATTTTAGTATTTCAAGGAACATCAGATGTAACGAATAAATATTTAATAAACACAGGTTCTGTTTCATCTCATATCACAACAACTACAAGTGGCGATACTGTAACAATAACACAAGCAGATGCACCATTTAGTGGTTCGGTTGTAGTTACCGCAACATCAGGTTCTACTGTATTAAGTAAAACAATGTCAATATCACAGGCGTTGCAAGGTGATGATGGAACTGATGGAACTCCCGGTGTAAACGCTAAAACAATAACAATATCATCAGATACTCAAACATTCGCATTTGATGATTCATCGGATACTACGGCAACGCCAACATCAGTAGTTTTCTCAATAAATCAACAAAATCTTAGTGGAGCTATTGCAGGAACTGATATTACAATTACTAAAACTGGTGGTGGTACAATCAACACACCAACAGTTAGTGGTACAGTTACAAATGGAACAGGTACACGAACATTTACACTTCCATTCTCATCCTTAGCAAAATCAGATTTACCATTATCAGTATCGGTAACTAAAGATAGTGTAACTGATAGTACATCGATTATTAAAGTAGAAGGTGGGGCAAATGGTGTTTCCGCACTACAATATTTATTAACCAACGAAGCACACATAGTACCAGCAACATCAGCAGGGGTTGTATCTTCTTACTCAAATAGTGGAACTGAAATATATGTTTATGAAGGTACTACAGAATTAGATTACGATGCAAGTGGAACAACTGCGGCTCATTGGAAAGTTGGTACACCAACTGTTTCTCCAACAAATAAAATAACTGTTGGAACAATAACAGAAGATGGTAATTACGCAGTAGTTGGAAATCATTCATCTATGGATAATAGTACCGATTCAGTAACTATTTCATATCCAATTAGTGGTAAAACCGCAGATGGTACTAATTTCAGTTTTACTAAAACTCAAAATATAACAAAATCTAAAGAAGGTAGTGATGGGCTTCCAGGAACATCAGCATCCTTAATATCATTAACTGGTGATTCACAAGTATTTGCGTTTGCATCGGCATCTGCAACAACACCTGACCCTACAACAATTGAGTTATTTATTACTCAACAAAATTTAGGAAAAACTTTAACGGCATCTGATATAACAATTGTAGATGCATTAGGTAATAATATAACTACTATACCTACATTTTCCCCTACATCATTATCAAATAATAGTGGAGTAATAAGCGGTAGTTTAGTATTTAGTACATTAAACTTACCCAAAGCTAAATACCCAATAACGATAACAGCAACATCAGAATCTTTAAGTGATTCATTTAAAGTATTCGCCTTAGATGGTGGAGCAGATGGTACGGCAGGAGCAGATGCATATACTGTATTCTTAACAAATGAATCACATACATTCCCAGCAGCTTTCAATGGTGATGTAGATAGTAGTAATTTAGCAGCAGGTGCAACTGAGGTTAGAGTATTTAAAGGAACTACTCAGTTAACAAATGATAATTCATCACCATATGGTGCTAACACCTATAGAGCAGCTAAAACTAATAGTGGTATAACACTATCCCCATCGGTAAGTAATTCTCAAAGAAAGTTTACACCAACAGCAGTAACGGCGGATAGTGGAACAGGAACGATTACAATTACTGATAATACAACTGGAACTGCATTTACAAAAACATATTCATTTAGTAAATCTAAAGAAGGGGCTGAAGGAGCTGAAGGTTCTGATTCTAAAACTGTAGCATTAACTGCGGCAACTAATGTTGTTACATATAATGCAGCTGGTGGTTCACCTTCACCAAGTAGTACAATTGCATTATCAGCTAATTCACAAAACTTTACAGATGGATACTTTAAGTTTACAGGTGATGGATTAACTAATGATACCTCATATACAAATGGTGCTTCTGCAAACGGAGATACAGCAAATTTCACTGTTCCATCATCATATTTCTCATCTCCTAAAACAATTAGAGTAGGAGTTGCAGATGGTAATCAAACTGAATTAGCATTTGATACTGTTACAATCGTAGCAGTTCAACCAGGTTCAGATGGAGATGCTGGGGCAGATGCAGTAACGGCATTTTTAACATCTGAAGCAGATGTAATTCCTGCCGCAGCCAATGGAACTGTTTCATCATTTGCTGGTAGTGGTACTACGATGGCAGTATTTGAAGGTATTACTGATAAAACATCAGCATACACTTACACATTAATAAATACAACAACTGGATTAACTGCGGCATTATCTACAAACGTTTTAAGTATTAGTGGATTAACACCTGATAGTGGTTCTACAGATATTAGAGCAACATCAGGTTCAGTTACACTTGAAAAAACTTATTCAATCGGTAAATCTAAGGCAGGTGCAACTGGTGCTGATAACCAAGACTTCTCATACTTAGATGCTAGTTTAACTGGTATCGGACCAATTGGTACTCCAGGTTTATTAATGAATTCACAAGTATTTGGATTCCATACTGGAATAAGTGGTAACAATGGAGCGTTGACAGATTTTACATCATTCTTAGATAGTGGTGGTAACTTCTACTTAGGTGGAAACGCTAGTGGCGCAAGTGGTAGTGATAGTGGTTACTTAGCTTGGAATAATACAGATAGGTCTTTATTAATTAGTGGTTCAAAAGCTCAAGTTAATGTAGATAAGTTTTTCTTAGGTAATACTAATACCCAATTTATAAGTGGCTCAAATGGAAACATTACAATATCAGGTGATGTAAACTTTGAAGGTAAAAATTCAAACGGAGCAACTGTATTCTATGATGATTTCGCACAATATGCAGCTGCTAGTGATGTATTTGTTAATTCTAATTCACCTCAAGTTGATGGAAGTGGTGTAGGATATTATAATTATGGTTCTGCAGCCCAACAATCCTTACTTACATCACAAGGAGAATTTTCAGGTAAAGTTGCAAAATTTGGTGATAATAGTGGTAACGATGAGGTTTGGTTAAATTCAAATAAATTAATACCATTTAACGAAAACTCATTATATGAAATTGAAGTTAGATTTAAGTTTACTCATGGTGGTGGTCGTGTTTTTGCAGGTATTACGGCATATAAAAGTGATGGAACAACAAAGGTTAACGTTCATGGTTCAAATGATTTTGGTAGCCAACACTATTTTGCTGCAGGTGGTTTATACAAAAGTGCAACAGGTGAAGGGTGGGTAATATACAGAGGTTTCTTTAAAGGAACAGCAAGTAGTGGTAATGGTGGTCAACATAATTCTGATACCGACCCTGGTACAATACATTCTGATGCAATTAATGGGTATATAACTCCAATGTTCTTATCCCACTTTGATAATACACCTGGTATACTTTACTTAGATTATATTAAGTTAACTGAAGTTGGTGGTGGTGGTTCTACAAAAATTAGTGGTGATTCAATTACAACTGGTACTATAAAATCAAATAACTTAACAACAGATACAGGTACATCATTAGGGTTAAATGATGGTGTTATGAAAATTGGTGGTACTAACGCATATACATCAGAAAATGGTATATTATTAGATGGGCCAAACGCAAAATTTGCAGTTGGTATTGATAGCGGTAATTATATGAGATTTAATCATACTGCTGGTAAATTAGAAATCAATACTCCTAATTTTACAATTGATAATGGTGATTCTGTAGTAATTCAGGGTGATTTATCTGTAGTTCAGCCAGATGGTACGGTAGTTAATTTAGGTGTTGACCCTTCTGAGGAATTGTTTAACGTAATGATACCACCAAGTACTGGGCAGGATGATGGAGCGGGTAGACCTGTAGATTTCTTCTCAGCGTATGGAACATCAGCCACAGATATATTTACATTTACTGATTTAAGCGATGGAAATGGAAATGTTTTAGATATATACAAATCTGGCCAACAAAATCTTGGTGTAGCAACAAAAGCAGTAGCAGTTGATTCAAATAAATACAAAATTAGACTTACCCTAAAAGGTGGTACATCCTCAAGTCAATCAACTACATCAGGATTATACCTTAGAATATATGAATCAAATTCACAATTGGGGACTAGTGATAAGTTTGTTACATTATCTTCCAAAGCAAATTCAACTAACTCAGAGCCAGGTTATGTAGCAGGTGGTAGTACCCATTGGACTGATACTGGATTTAGTGGAGCATCGTGGTATAGAGTTTCAGGTTCAGCTGGAGTAGGACAGGGTGAAAATGGTGACCGTGTAAATTTAAGTGGTACATATTGGCCAACGAAATATACAACATTTGAAACAATATATACACCTACTAATACTGCAGCTGCATTTTCATTAAACATATTGAATTGGAGTGGAAATGGTACAGAGCATGGATATATAAAAGATATAGCAATTATACCTATTAGAAGAGCATCTGTTATTACTGGTGATAATATAAAGACAGGTAAATTAGAATCAACAAACATATCGCCAGGTGAGGGTTCTGTTTTAGATTTGAATAGTGGTTCTATGAAAATGGGTGGAACAAGTAATCCAGGTTTTGAAGTAACTAAAGAAGGATTCGTAACAGCAACTAATTTAACAGAAAAATTTGTAATTGTTACAGATACTAATTCAGGTTCTTTTTTTGAAAACTACGTTACCGGTAGTGGTTCAACAAATAATGGAACTAGATTATTATTAGATGGTAGTGGTGGTGGAAATGTAACTATGAATCTTACGTTAGAATCCGCACCACAATATATAATTTCAGATATAAAATTTCCATCAAACGTAACTTCAGATGCAATATCTGATATGGAATTAAAAATATCAACAGATACATTAATCCAATTTGATGATGGGGCTATTACTTCAGGACTACTTTCATATACTGGAAATTTATTAACTCAATTCCTCATTAAACAACAAATCTAAAAAGGAAAAAATATGGCAAATCAAACATTATTTGAAGGACAGACTTACAAATTTAGAAAAGAAGGTTCTGATTTAATATTAACAGACGCATCTGATAATAGTGATGAAACAAAAACTTTTAGAAAAGGAATGATTGTTTCAGGTTCTACTAATCAACACCCAATTGAAATTAAATCACCTAGTAACTATGAGGGGTTGAAAATAATTGCAGTTGATAATGCAACGATTACAGCAACTCTTTCATCAGTTACAGATGATGGCCATTTGGATTTGTTAAGAACTGGTACTACTGCATTTAAAGTGGATTGTTATAACTCTTCGACCCAGACAGAGTTTATATATGGAAAGTCAGCAACCGACTCGAGTTCTAGATGGCTCATGCGATTATATAATAGTTCTGATAAAGGTGTTTTTAGACTAAGGTCAGATGGAAAAACGTTTCTATCAGGTGGAGATTTTTATGTTAGTGATACAGATGCTAATACAGATAATATAAGATTGCACATTACAGGTGATAATGGGTATTTTGATTATAACTTTGGTGGAGATATGCACTTTAGACAAGGTGCAACCACTAGAATGGAGCTCGATGGTAGTGTTGGAATCTGTCAACATTGGAGACCAATGACTGATAACGCTTATAATTTAGGTACAAGTACTAAAAGGTGGGATGCTATTTATGCACATGATACTTCTGTTAACTCATCATCAGATGAAAGGCTTAAAAAAGAAATAACAGATTCAAACTTAGGATTATCATTTATTAATAGATTAAGACCTGTATCTTATAAATGGAAGAACAATGGTGTAAGACCACATTATGGATTGATAGCACAAGAAGTATCATCCTCATTGGCAGGAGAAGGAATACATACAGATAATTTCGGTGGATATGTTTCAGATGATATATACACAAAAGTAGTTCAAAAACCTGACTCGGAAGATACCTCTAAGATAGTAGATGTTACTAAAGATTATTCAAAATCAGAACTTATAAAAGATGGAATAACAGATTTTAGTGATTATACATTTGTTTCAAGTTCATTAGGGTTAAGATATGGTGAATTTATATCTCCATTGATAAAAGCAGTACAAGAATTATCGGCTGAAGTTACATCTTTAAAAGCAAGAGTAACTGAATTAGAAAATAACTAATGAAATTAAATTTAATAGGATATTTATTACTATGGGAAAATTAATTAAAGAATGGGTTAAGGGAATCTTAACTGAAGATATAAAAAAACAGGTAGTAGTTTACGCTGGTAGATTTCAACCGTTTCATAAAGGGCATTATTTAACTTATACACATTTGGTAAAACAATTTGGTAAAGATAATGTTTATATTGGTACATCTAATAAAACCGATAATATCAAATCACCTTTCAAATTCAACGAAAAGAAAATGATTATGATGAAGATGTTTAAAATACCATCTTCTAAAATAGTTCAAATCAAAAACCCATATGCACCAAAAGAAATTATAGGTAAGTTCAATAAAGAAACTACAGCATTTGTAACTGTTGTTGGTGAAAAAGATAGATACAGATTAAAAGGTAAATACTTTGAACCATACCATCCTGATAGAATTGAAAAAGGATATGAAGATAAGGGTTATGTTTATGTAGCACCAGCTCAAGGTGGTGGAATTAGTGGAACTGAAGTTAGAAAAACACTATCATCAGGTACTGAAGAAATTAGAAAAGCAGGTTTCAAAAAAGCATACGATGGAAAGTTCGACCCTAAGATATATAAATTCATAACAGGTAGATTGGGTAAGTTAGAAATCACAATGGAACAATTTTTATCTACATTTGATTTTAACAAACTAATAAAAGAAGCAAGCCAAATATCAACATCCAAAGGAACTGTTGATGATGGGCCCGGCGCATTTTATGGTAATTCAAAATCATATAAAACAGTTGGTGATGAAACCGCAAATACATTAGGTTGGCAAGTAGTTGATTATATATTAGGTACTGATGAAGAAACTATATATGATTTATTTGATGGTGGAATAGCAGATAAATATCCAGTATCATATTTCCCTACAGGTAAAGCAGGATTAGATTCACAATCTCAAAGATATATTGATTTAAAAGGTAATAAAGCATATAAAGCTTGGAAAGCTCATATTACAAAAGTAGCTACAACAGTAGGATATAAATTAGTTTCTTTCTTAGATGCTGAAGCTTCTAAAGATAGTTCTAAAGATGAACCTACAAAAGAAACCCCACCAGAAAATATAGTAACAGAAGGATTGATTACTGAAGGTGGAGCATATGGGCATATGGCTCATCCATTCGATACACAAATGAATTTAACTTTTGGTGATTTAAAAACAATTATATCAAACGCATTAAATGGTAAGTTGGAATTCGCTAGAGAAAAAACAGATGGACAAGCACTTGCTATTAGTTATAGAGATGATAAAGGATTAATCGCTGCTCGTAATGGTGGACACCTAAAGAATAGTGGTGAAAACGCATTAGATATTAGTGGAGTAGCTTCTAAGTTTCAAGGAAGAGGTGGATTAACTGATGCATACAACTTCGCTATGGAAGATTTATCTAAAGCAATCAAATCATTATCAAAAGCACAAAGAGATAAAGTATTCAATCAAGGTTCATCCTTTATGAATATAGAAGTTATATTCCCAACATCAGTAAATGTAATTCCTTATGGACAACCACTTTTAGTATTCCACGGAACAATGCAATATAATATGGATGGGAAAGCAATTGGAGCTGATACTTCAGCTGCAAGAATCTTAGCTGGTATGATAAAACAAATCAATCAAGATGTTCAAAAGAATTATACAATTCAAGGACCACCTGTTGTTAAACTACCACAATCGGTAGAACTTTCAAAACAACAAAGTAAATATTATTCAGCATTAAACAAAATTCAAAAAGAATTTAAACTAAAAGATTCAAATGGTGTTGCGGATTATCATCAAGCATGGTGGGAACAATATGTTGATAAGAACACACCATCTACATTAGATAACAAAACCAAAATGGGATTAGTTAAACGATGGGCATTCTTTGATAACTCATTCAGATTAAATAAAAAGAATATTACAGATTCTAAAGTATTAGCTTGGGCAACCAAAACAGATAAGCAAGATAAAGCAAAGATATCTAAACAAAACCTTAGAAAGTTTGAAGATATATTCTTAGGTGTAGGTGCAGATGTACTTTCATTTATGAGTTCAGCACTTACAGTTAATCCTGATAAAGCACTTAGAACTATGAAATCTGAATTAGATAAAACTGTAAAAGCAGTTCAGAAAAGTGGTGATGTTAAAAAGATTGAAAAACTAAGAATGGAATTAGAAAGATTAGCCGCAGTTGGTGGCAAAGATAAGATTGTACCGAATGAAGGAATTGTATTCACATATAAAGGTGGAACATATAAATTAACTGGTACATTCGCATCATTAAATCAGATATTAGGATTAATGTACTTTTAAATAAAATTCTCATATTTATATAAAAACAAAGTTATGTCAAATAAGTTAAAGAATGTAAAAGCAGTAAAAGAGATGTTAGGTGGGGAACACAAAACCCAAACTAAAAAAACAATCTCATTTACTGATAAAATCATTGAAAGAAAAGAAGTTGGTGAAACTTGGACTGATAATAAAGGTCAAAAGTGGGAACAACGAAAAGGTTACAAAGTTAAAGTTGGGAAACTATCAGAACTTAGACAAGAGCTAAGAGAATTTCCTAATTGTAATAGTAAAAATAGTTCTTGTAATTGTACTGAGCCAGGTCAAGCTGATTTAAAAATGAAAGTTATACATGGTATGTGTTTAAATTGTGTTGTAGAAATGGAACACAACTTAAAGCTAGAAGGTAAGTATGAGGAATATGAAAGAAAGAAAATATTAGCTAACGCTGAGGCTTGGTTAAAACAAGCTGAGTTAGAAAAGGAAGTTTTAAAAACTACTCTTCAAGCATCATTCGTAAACGAAGATGGTTCTATTGAAAAATGGAAAGGGATGAGTGAAGAAGAGATAGTAGAAAAAATTGATAAGGAATTTGAAACCTTTAGAGAAACCTTTATAGGGAAACTTAAAAATGAACAAAACACAGATTAAAGAATTTTTAGAATCTAAATTTGAATCATATTCATCAAATGGTACATCCTCAACATTATGTGTTGAGTTTGTTATGTCTGATTTATATGAACACCTTTGTTCAGAAAACCTAATGACTGAAGATTTAAGAAAATGGTTAGGTACAGGTAAGACAGGTTCAACCTCAGGTGGTGGATGGGATAGATACGGAAGTGAAGGACAGAAGTTAGGTAAGTGTGGAGATGGTAAAGAGGGTGGTGCATACGCCGCTTGTTTATCACAAGAAAAAGCCAATAAGTTAGGACCTAAAGGTAGAGCCGCTTTTGTAAGAAAGAAACGAGCAGACCAAAAGAAAGCTGGTGATACGAAAAAGGGTGGTAATAGAACTAAAGGTAAAAAACCTACAAATAGCAAAACAGGGGCATAACAATGAATACTAGATTAAACAAAAAAGTTAAAAAAGACTTAGATGCATATTTTAAAGGATTTAAGGGTTCAGACCCAGAAGTACACCACGGATTAAAACATATCCTAATAGGTGCATTAACAGATGCTAACTTCCATAGTGAAGCTAAGAAAGTTCAAAATATGTTCCCTAAAGCAAATAAATCTAAATATGCTGGTAGAACAGATATGGAAGATTCGATTGAACAGAATCATGGTGTACCAATTGCTAAAGCGGCAAAATGGGATGGGTATGAGATTATAGATGCTATTTCATTTTTCGCATCAATGTTTATTGGCGGGCCCGTAGGTGCTAAAATTACTTCACTTAAAGAAGGTATGAACGAAAATGTTAGAATGTTTGTAAATAGATTTATTAGTGAAGTAACTCACTCACATGAATATGAAGATATGAGTTCAATGGGTGAAGATGAAAATGATAAAGAAGAAATTAGAATAGGTAATTACCAAACCAAATACTTTCACATTTGCCCTACGGCATCAACATTGTATGGTGATATGGAATCTAAAGGTGTAGATATGGATATGGCTGAAAGAAGTGCAAGATTATTAGATGCACTTTTCTTTATAGAAGAACATATTCAAAGAGGTGGTTACAAACCTGAAACAGATTACATAATGGTTGCTAACAATATAGCAAAAAACATTATGAAGATGGGTAAGATGTTAGGATTGGAGAAAGAACATTATTTTGTACAAGGACACGTTGATACAATAGTAAAAGTTGTTGAAGAAAGAAAACAATCTCAATTAGAAGAAAGAGTAATCGAACTTACAGAAGAAAACAAACCAACTAATCCAGAACTTTGGAGTAGAGCTCTCGCCGCCGCACGAGCAAAATACGATGTA